AGGGAAATTTCTACTAATTCTTATTTGTGGGCTAATTGCTGCAAATATTGTTGAGTGCTTTATAAAATAATTATGGGAATATTTGACATACAATTAGTAGACGGACATTATCAAATAACCTACGAAGAAAACGAAAGTTCAATCACTGATATACTAATAGTGAAAGAAGACGTTTTAATTTGCTTTATCACAGATAAAAATCTTCACGTTGACATATTGCCTGATGGAAGTACTTATACAGGTTCAGAATACATCTTTTTAAACGAAAATTTATTTTTTGTTGCAAAAGATTTTATGACCGACTATTTGAAGAAAAGCAAACAACAAATACACCCTATTTTTGAGAACATTTTGTTCAGTTTTAATCCAATATTTCCATGAGAGCATTAACCGGCAAAGAAAAAGAGTTATCACGCATCTATGCGATGACTAATTTTCCTGCACAGGGCAGCGCATTAAACGATGTTCAAGTTGCGGAGCATTGCATAAAACAAACTTTTGAGCAACAACATAAACAACAAAAACTTAAAAAGAAATGAACACAGAAACAATCTTAGCACTTGTAATATTACTGATGATACCTTTTGCAGCTTATGTATGCAAGGCTTCACTTGACAAGAGTAGTTCAGATAGGCACTATAATAAATGCCTTAGAAACGCAAAAAACGAGTATTTTAAAAAGTATAACGATATTAATAAATAAAATGCAATCAATTAAATATCAAGAACTTTTAATCGAAATTTATGAATTATCAAAAAAAAATAAAATACACCCCTGAGTATGTTACCGAAGTTAAAGCTGCGGTTAAATACTTCTATGATAACCATGGCAATATTCCGATGCGTGAAGTTCATAATAAATTCTTTCATGTAACCTACTCAGATATTGATAATGCTATTATGGAAGAATGCCACCGCAGAGCTTTGGAAGAAAAAAAAGAGAATGGAATTATTCCACCAGAATTTGATGCTGAAGTTTCCCTATTAATTGAGGAGCTTTTATGAAAGAGAAAATTTTATATCTCGTGCTTTTTCTTTTGATACTTGCATTTGTAACGTTATCGGTGTCGGTAATTATTTTTATAACAAAAGAAAATGACCTATTAAAATCAAAGAATACTTACTTAATCGAGCGAGTTCATTATCTTGATTCGCTGGAAGATTTAAAACCAACTAAACATTTTATAAAATAAATCATGTCAATACAAAGATGATCGTAATAAATGCTCGTCAGCAAGATTAGAAAAAGGTAAAATCAACTTAGAGTTATGAGAATAGTTAAAGAAATCATCTTCATCTTAGCTGTGCTAACGGTAGGTTTCAATTTTGGCTATGGAATTAAGGCTTACCAAGACGATAGAACACGATTACAGCAGCATCACGATACAATTTACCAACAATTAAATAAAATAGACATACAACCAATTAAACACAGTACAAATGGAAATCACAGGAGTATTAAATGAAGTTTTGCCGGAACAAAGCGGCACAAGTAAAAAGGGAACAGAATGGACAAAACAAGAGTTCATTATTGAAACTACGGACAAATTCCCAAAGAAAGTTTGTTTATCAATATCAGGATCTCAAAATAACATTTCGCAGTTCAATATTGGTCAATCAATAAAATGTCAAGTGAACATTGAATCTCGTCAATGGCAAGATAAATGGTTTACAGAAGTAAAAGCGTGGAAAATAGAAGCTAATAACTAATATTATGGAAGAAACTAAAACAACTCCAGTTACGCACTGGAAAAAATTAACTAACCCAAAATATGTCGGATCGCATGACTTACAACCGGGACAAGAATTATCTGTAACTTTTGAAAAAATAGTAAAAGAACAGGTTAAAAATGTTGATGGTAAAGATGAGATGTGTGTTGTCGCATATATGAAAGGAGCTCAAAAACCTTTAATACTAAACAAAACAAACATGAAGATTATCACAAAGGTTTTAGGAACACCCTATATTGAAGAATGGGTAGGCAAATCTATTACTATCTATTCTGCAAAGGTAAAAGCATTTGGGGAAGTTGTGGATGCAATTAGAGTTAAAGCAAAATAGTAATGGAATCAAACAACGATAAATTCACAGATGAAAGGTTCGGGTTAATAACAGGGTCTAAAGTATCTGTATTGTTCCCGAAGAAATCAGCCGAAGTAGGGCAAAGAACTTACGCAAAACAATTAGCAAATCAAATGTTTTTTAAATACTATGATGAAGTTGGAAGTTGGCAAACTGAACATGGCACTTTATCTGAACAATCAGCACTCGAATACTTCCAAAACTTTTACGATAAAGATGCTTATAAACCTGAGTTTATTCGTGATGGGTATTATGGAGGCTCAGCCGATTGTATCACTCCATCATTTGGGATTGATTTTAAATGCCCTACAAAATTACAGGCATGGTTAGATTACATCCATGAGGGAATTGATGAACAACAATACTATCAAATGCAAATGTATATGAAGTTGTATGATATGGACAGGTGGAAAGTTTGCGCTTTTCTTTTAGAAACAACTCGAATGAGTGATATGGGTATAACTTATCCTATTCCTTACGAAAAAAGAATGATCGTAATTGATGTTCAAAGGGAAGAAACTTTTGCAACTGAATTGGACATAAGAAGTCCAAAAATAATCCGAATGAGGGATGAATTTTTAGAAGTGCTTAAAAATAACTTTAATAAGTAACCACCCTTTAAACTTTGAAAAATGGAAATGCTCACGAAAAACAAAACGTGCCATATTGAGTATGGAGATATTGCAGATTTCAAAGAATATTTAACAAAAATTCATAACTTACACCTATGCAAAAAATAGAAATAGTCCCTTTATCTGTAAACAAAGCTTTTCAGGGTAAACGTTTTAAGACACCTGCATACAAGAAATTTGAACGTGACTGCTTATTACTTTTACCTAAAATAAAAATACCTGCAGTGCCCTTAGAAGTGCATTATATATTTGGTTTCAGTTCAGTACTTTCAGACATTGGAAACCCAGAGAAACTTGTTACCGATATTCTGTGCAAAAAATATGGGTTTGATGATAGGTTTATCTATAAAATGACAATTGAAAAATGTATAGTTGATAAAGGAAAAGAGTTTATTGAATTTAAAATTTCTCATTATGCAACAGCTACAAATTGACTTCTCGAAGTCCCCAAACGGATACCAACTTAAATCTCTTTGCGATTATTTAAAAGCAGGGAACGAAGTTACTTGCAACGAACATTATAAATTCGATATTGCCGCTTCTGCTTTGCCGAGACGAATAAAAGACCTCAGAGATATTTATTTCGTTCCTATCAAAACTGAAAAAAAATCAGTGACCCGAAAAGACGGTAAAGTAGTTTGGATTTCAGTTTATAAAATAAATTTTGCATTGTAGTTTTTATTACTATATTTGCATCAGTAAAACGACTAAAATGATTTCACAAAAAACAAATCTTATTTAAAAAATTGCCCTGAGGGATCGCTATTCATTTTAGTCGGTCAATCGCATCCTGAGGGGCAATAATATTTTGCCATGGCTGAGAATAAAAAATCATTTGTTTTATACTGTGATCAAATTCATTCTTTTGAAAATTTAGAAGATGATGAGGCTGGAAGATTAATAAAACATATTTTCAAATATGTAAATGACTTTAACCCGGAACCAATAGATAAGATTACAAAAATTGCATTCGAGCCAATTAAGCATCAATTAAAAAGGGATTTAATTAAATACGAGGGGAAAAAAGAGCAATGGAGTGATGCGGGGAAAGCAAGCGCAGAAGCACGTAGGTTAAAAAAGGAAAACGAAATTAAAGAACGTTCAACGGTTTCAACGACCGTTAAAGAACGTTCAACGGTTTCAACTGTAAATGATAATGTTAATGTTAATGTAAATGATATAAATAATAATAAGGTTGATTTTAATATTTTTTGGGATTTATATAATAAAAAAATTGATAAAGTGAAATCTGAAAAGAAATGGAACTCACTATCAAAATCTGTCCAAGATTATATTATTTTAAAACTTCCTGCTTACATAAAATCTACACCTGATGAAAAATATCGTAAAAACCCTTTAACTTATCTTAATGGTAAATGTTGGGAAGATGAACAACCTGAAATTAAATCAACACAAATAACACCTTTGGAAGATACGCCAGAAGCAAGATTAGAAAGACAAAAACAAAGAGCAAAAGAATTTCAAGATAATTGGTACTAATGGAAAAATATAATTTAACTACTGCTAAATATCAACATAAACGAGAAATGTTCGAGGCATATCACCGCACTGGTGGAAGTGAAATTCGTTATGCTGGGTTTGAGTGTTTAAATGGTATTTGGCAATTTGCCCAAGACGGTATTACTGACATAACAGGTCGAGCAGGGTCAGGAAAAACAGAGTTTGCGTTAGAATTACTTTTTTTTCAAGCAGAGGCATATGGCAAAAGATTTATGTTATACGTTCCTGATATTGGTGGATATAATGAAATTAGACGAAAATTAGTTGTAAAATATTATAAAAGACCATTTAGAGAACATTGGAACGCAATTGATGAAAAAGCAAAAGGGGAATTAACAAAAGCAGGTGCATTTATAGACTATCATTTTTTAATACTCCAAAAGGTTGATTTTAAAGATAGGGTAAAACCTGAAGATGTATGGAATTATTGCGTTGAATATGAAGATTCATATGGTTATGTTGATGGTGTGTTAATTGATAGTTGGAAAAATTTAAGTCATATTTATCAATCTCGTGAAGATTTGTATATTGATTATATTCTAAGTTATAGGAACGAACTTGCAGAATCTTCAAATAAACACTTTATCACTATTTCACACCCAAACAAAATGCCAAAAGATGAAAACGGAAAACGAAGGATACCTGATGCAGAGGATATAAAAGGTGGTGGCTGGTTTGCGAATGGGAAAACAATTGTTACAGTTGATAGACCTGAAAAAGGATTACCAATAGTTGATTTACATTTTACAAAAGTTAAACCTGATACATTAGGTCGTGCAGATACCGCTTTCGGATTGGAGTTTTATTGGCAACATTCAAGATACAGAGAAACCATTGAAGGTTATATATGCTATGCCGGAGAAGGAAAGAAGTTGAAAGAAGAAGGAAAGTTTATAGGTATTTCAGGAGAAGATTTTAAAAACCCAAATTTTTAATTATGGAACGAGTAAAAAGAAATTACGAGGTAATAAAAGAAGTTGATAAAATGCCTGATTACTACATAACTCATGAAAACGGTGCATGGGCTTCTGCATATCTTTCAGGTTATCTTTTAGATATTTGGTTAAAAATTGAAAAAAATCCAACCCCTGAACAACTGATAAAGTTTTATGAACTTATGGAGGCAAAAAAGGTTATTACAAACGCATTAAGCCATACATACAGACTTGAAAACATGGAACGTATATATGAGATTGAATTGATAAAATTAAAACGTGAGAACGAAGAATTAAAGAAAGAAGTGAAGAAGTTAACTGATACAATAAATTTTGAGGGGTAATTTGGGTATAATTTAAAAGCGTGTTGGCTTTTTTCTTTTTGGTCTTAACCACCAAAATTGATAAGAGCCACCTACGGCATTGTGCTAACCACGTGTAGCGTGAACGCAGTGTCGTTTTAATGCACGCTAATGTTTGGCAGATAAGCGAAGGCACAAATAGCGTTGGCATTGTGCGGTGGGATTTGGGCTTTTGCTTATGTGCTGTTAGCAGTAGATAAGGTTTTAAAAAATTGGGACTCGAACCCTGATTTAGACCCACGAAGGTAGCATTGGTTATAACGGTGGGGCTTAACGAAGTTTAAAAAATACCAAATGAAAAAAATAAAAGAAACATTTTTTAAATTTTGTTTAAGCCCGTGTTATGTGTCTGTAAAAAATTTCTTGTTTTCTTTTTGTGCGGGGGCAATCATTCAATCATTATTTTTTTTATGGATTTAAGGAACTG